GATCCGCGGTGTAGACGGTATCGTCACCTCCTGCTTGTCGTTGGAGTAGACAACGCCGCAAGCGATCTGCACCAGCTTGCCCATCTTCACCGCCTCGTTGACCGCAGTGATCTCTCCTTGCTCGGCCTCGGTACGCATCTTAGCCACCATCTCTTTGTAGGCTTTTTGCTGTTCCTTGGTGAGCGCCACTTGGCGGGTCTCGTACATTAGCGGAGGCAGGTCGACGCACTCGTCTCGAGTAAACCGCACCGACGGTTGCATGACTTTGTTTACGATGTCCGTGGCGTCGGACTTGGGAACCCAAGAGAACTGAGATAACTGCCGCATGACTTGCCCCTTAAACCGGTTGAAGTACGGCGGGACACTCTCTGGGTTGATAAGTCTGCACTGTGCCCATGCGTCGGTCGGTGCGTTAGGCGTCGGCGTACCCGTCATACCCCAGCAGTAGCGTGGTATGCCTTGGCGGTTCACAACCTTGTTGATTGCCTTCCAGCGATCCGTGCCAGCGTTGCGCGCAGCCTGTGCGATCTCGTCGATAATGATGATGTCGATGTCAGGGCGTTCTTTAAGGTGCGGCTCGATGATCTGGAGGCCGTCGTGGTTAATGATGTACACATCCACATCAGTGTTTAGCAGCTTGATACGCTTGTCTCGTGAGCCGTGCAGCACCGCAGTCTCTAGGTGCGGGAAGTGTTGGAACACCTCGTCGGCCCACGTGCGCTCCAGTGTGGAGAGCGGCGACACGATCAGCGCCTTGTTTACCTTGCCGATGCTGCGCAGGTAGTCGTACGCCCAGAGGGACGCCAGTGACTTGCCCGTGCCTAGTTCCGACAGGTTGAACGCGCGGCTGTACATAGACAGGAACGCAGCAGCTTCGCGTTGCGCGTCGAACGGCTTGAAGCGGCCCGGCCAGTCGTAGTACTCGCGGATCGGCGCAGGTGGCTCGTAGCCCAAGTTCTTCAGCACCTTTGTCTCTGCCAACTTGTGGGGCACCGCCACGTAGGGGATGCCCTTAACAGTGAAGGTCTTAGCTGTTGGGATGACGTTGGTGATGCGCTCAGGCGTTCTGCTTTTAAGCAGCAGAGCTTGTTTTTGTTTCCAAACTAGCATGGGAGCCCTCGTCTGTTTCTAGGTCTAGCTGGCGGATACGCTCGTCGCAGACATGTTTGATCTTCTCATAATCGAGGCGACGTTGCCCCGGCTTCTTCCTCAGAACGCGTTTGACTATGTCAGCGTCCCACGGGTTAAGATCGTACTCTAGCCAGATGTCCCAAGGCTGAATTTTGTGAACAGCGTAGTCGCTGTCTCCTATATTATGGTTACGTGTAACCACTTCTCGCCAGTTGTCAGACGATATTCGATCCAAGTAGCCGATGGCTTCTTGCTCAGAAATGTCACAGTTCAGTGCGATGTCTTTGGCGTCGGCTGTTGCTCTATGCTTCAACAGGTATGCCCATACTCGCTCGTCTTGGTTGCTCATTTTTTCCCTCCTTTTGTGTACATGCCGGGGTTTTTCCCGCGCCAACCTTTGTTGGCGGCGGCGCTCACAACACGGGTGTTAGATTTCTTTGTGCTGCCACCTGCGTCGAGCGGCACCTTGTGGTCGATGTGTTTACCATCACCCTTCTTGACGCGGCCTTCCTTGATCGCCTCGCGGCGCGCTTTGTTGTTCGCCACGCGTTTCTTCTGGACACTGGGCTTCTTGTTGTAAGCTGCCTTAGTCTTCAATTCCTGCTTCGATGACTTTGTCATGTATAGCCTCCTTCACTTGTTCCACGTCGTCGACCACAAGTGCTAACCCGTAAGCACTTCTGATGTCGTTTATCTCACGCTCTTGGTTAGCCGTGACATTCTTGATCTTACCGGGTGCCTTAGTCTCGAAGGCCATGAACAGACCTTTGTAGCAGACTAGGATGTCTGGGCACCCGACGCGACCCATGCCGTTGGTGACGGGCATGTAGTACCAAGCCCCAATGGACTGGAGGTACTCTTTGACTTTCTTCTTCACTTTACCTTCGGGGGTCATAGCCATTAGTGGACTTGCTCCTCTAGGTAGTCGCCGTACAGAGCGACGTAGCTTTCCAAACGATGGAGTAGTTCTACTTCAATAGAAGTTAGTTGCTTTTCTTCAACAGCGGCCTCTAGGAGTTCGTTATTGGTCAAAGCCATTAGATCGTCGAGTTGCATCTTCCTAAGCATCTTACACTCCGCAAAATTCACAGTGCTGGCGACCCACTGGGCACCAATTCTTACAGAGCCCCGATGGCTTGGGAGTCCATTTATCTTGGTCATACGCGATGGCTACGCGCGACAACCTTGGCAGAAATTCGTTCCATATTTCAGGCAGCTGGTCACGCGTGAACACTTCCTTATCAAACTCACCAGACTTTAACCAGATGAACCCCGTCACAACTTTGTCGATCCACGGGTACATGGCGAATGCCAGTGCTGCGAAGAGCTTGAGTTGGTTGGAGTCAGGGCGACGTTTGCCCGTCTTCCAGTCGAGTAGATACGCTTTCTCTGAGCCGACGACACCGATGTCGATGATGCCGCGAACCCATACGTCCTTGGCCATCCACGTGGTAGGCCGGAAGTTACGGTCGAGGGCGACGCGTTCTTCGACAACACGTTTACCCTCGTATGACTGTATCTTTTTGACGTACTTCTCGTACTTCTTTAGGTCCGGCGACAGAGGTTTACCGCTTTTGGCAAAGTCCTCTAACGCTTTATGAACCTTGTTACCCCAAATCGTCGCTTCTGTCTGGGGTTCACGAACCTGCTTAGTCACTCTCGTTAACTGAAAGCGACGGGGGCAAGTCTCGAAGGCGGTGAGCGCGGAGTAGCTCCACGCATTTTTTAGTTCCACTTTGGTATTCTCCCATCATAAATTTCAGTGTCGATAATGTCCCAAAACTCTAGCAGAGCCTCGGCACGGTCTTCTGTTGACAGGTGCTGCTCACCCGAATTTTTGCGCACGACTTTCAGGAACTCGAGGCGTCGTCTCGCCCAATCGTGTTCCATGTCCGTCATCCACTGGATACGTTGCGGGTATGTTACTGAGCCTCCCAGTGCTTCGGCTTTCTCAGTGGCTCTTGCCATCCGCTCTCGCCGTGACTGCTGCACGTACCTACCGTTAACGCGCCTGTATAATTTTTGTATGTCTACGAAATGTCGACTTCTACGGTCGAAGCTGTCTCGCAAATCAAGTAAGAACGCTAGAAATCCTCCCAAATCTCGTGCGTATGCGGTGGCTAGCGGTTGTAGAAACTCGAACCCCACCGGCAGGGCCACGGTCTGATGCTGTTGGTCGTAGCTTTGCATATGTTTATCTACCACATTCAGACGTTCGCAAATTTTGTCAGGGTCTTTTAGCAACCGCTCTCGGCTAGCTGCTATGTAGTTCGGGGCGTCGCCGCTTGGGCTCAGGCCCATGCCGCGCATTGATAGATACGGGACACCTTCGGGGTTCCCCAGCACAGCGATACTGTCCTTCGTTTTTTATTCGCAAGTTCCATATCGTACTCCTCGTTAAATATGTTTACACGTATATAACACGAAACGACACTACTTGTACACCATTTTTTAGTGTCCCATGCCGTATCATGCCGTCTCATTTTGCGTCCCCGTAGGTGTCCGCAATGTCTCCCTCGCTCCAAGTTACTAGCTCGGGCCACCACTCTGGCGGTGTTCTCATAACCTCTTGAACGGCCGCCAGTGTTTCCACCGCTACGTCTTCTGGCACCACGTAAACCAGTTCGTCGTGGACCATCAGGGCAGGGTTCAAACCTGTAATCTTTTGTACAGTTAACGCGTTGTCGGCTATGACGCAGCGGGCGAGGTGCTGAACGATGTTCTCGTCGATCTTCCCCGCGTAGATTCGCGCCTTGTTGCGGCCGTGGCCGTAGACGAACTCCATGCGGTTGTCCTCGTTGCGCTCAGTGCGCAGGTCTGGGTAGCGTATGATGCCTTTGGGTGTCTTCAGACCTTCGGGGATGGGGTAGACCATTCCCCAAGGGTCGACGGCCTTACCTTCCGCACCGCGCAGGATCGTTGGCAGTGCGGCGTGACACGTGCGCCAACCTGAAGTGATCTCGTAGTAGCTGTCGCGCCACTTGTTAACGATGTCTTGGCTCTCGTCCTCGGTGATGTCGACGCCACCCATGAGCTTGGCAACAGTCATAAAGGTCTTCCAGCCAGCACCGAAACCCAACCCAAGGTGGGCAACCTTACCGACTTGGCGTTGCTCTTTTGTAACCTGATCGAACGGAACGTCGTAGAGTTTACTGGCGAAGTCTTTGTACAGATCGGCTTTCTCGGGGTCGGCCTTGAACATCTCCATGCTCGACGGCACCTGCCATAAGAAGTGGTTCACGCGGAGCTCGATCCCGGACAGGTCGGCGACGACGACTTTGTGCCCAGCGGGGGCTACGATAGACTTACGCAGAGCGTCGGACGGACGTGGGTTGTAGGGGTTCACCCGTGGTAGGTTCTGTGGGTTATAGCCCCAACCTGACCAGCGCCCTGTGGTGTCCGCGCCGTAATACTTCAGAGGGATCGGAACCTTCGACTGAGGGTGCGCGCCAGCGGCATCAAGGAATGCTTGGATGCGTGTCTGCAAGATCGTCGACTTCGCCTCGAGGCGAGCGGCAGCAGCAGTAGAGACGATGGGGTTGTCGTGTTCCTGCAATGCAATGAAGTCCTCATCAGTCTTTGCCAGCGCTGGAATTTGTTTACCAGTGCGAGGTGAAACTTTTGTTGGGACAGGAACCTCAAGGGATTGCAGGAACGCTGCGAATTTAGCAGCCGACGATAGTAATTTCAAGGCAGAATCTGCATTCACGTCAGCACTTTCTAACGCGTCGTACACATCCAAAATCTTGGACGCTTCTACTAGCATGGCTTTCTTGCGCTCGCCTTCCTCGAACAGTGTCTGCTCCAGAAGCGCGGCGTTGGACTCGAACTGTGGCTCGACCAACATACGGATCGTCATGTCGATCAGCTTGACCTCGTCGCGGCGTGTCTGCTTGATGAGTCGTCGCAGCAGTGCGTAGCACTGGTCCACGTCGTCGGCGTTATACCTTTTCATGTCAGCAATCTCTTGCTCAGTAAAGTCGCACAGATTGCGCCCCTTGGTCTGCATGAGAACCGACTGGTCTTTATAGCCCAGCTGGTAGTGCTCGACGAGCTTAGATAGTGACAACCCTACGTCTTTAGCATGGATAGGCCGCGCCATAGCAAGGGTGCAGCCCCACAGCTTGGGCTTGATACCCATACGCCACGACAGGATCATAGCGTCGAAGCCCGACAGGTTGTGCCCGACGACCCAGTACTGGGACCAGTCCACCTTATTTGCGTACGCAATAACGTCCGCCTCGCCAAAGATAACCTCGGTGGGACCATCATCGAACTTGAACGCACAAGAGATAATCTCTGTGTCAGAGTGCATACAGTATGCGATGGGCGACATCTTGGTAAGCGAGTGCGTGACCGACCAATAAGTCTCTAGGTCGACGGTACATATTTTCATTTTGCTTCCTCTATATCTATAAATGCTACCCCTTTGTGGGTAGTGCCGATAAGCGCGGCGAACTCTTGTTTGCCTTGGCGTATTGCATCCGCCACGTTGGGCGCGGAGACGACAATGTCGCGCTCCACAACTCCTTCACATTTCACTCTATAGGTTTTCATACCCACCCCCTCGTTTGCGCCACTAGAACGGCGACGACGATTGCGATGACTGCGCTGACAACAGCGCAACGTAAACAGAACTTCATTGTTCACCCCTCATCCACTTAATATCTCTGAGTAAATCTCGGTTTGACTTCTGCAACGCCTCAACCTTTTGAGTGAGGCGCGCAATTTCATTACGTTGCTTCTGCAACTTCCCCTGCACCCGTTTGTAGTTCGTGAGCAGTTTAGCAATCTCGGCCTCAGTCATAGAAGCGCGAGAACCAAGAGCAGAGCGACGACACCGACGACCACGATAGGCATCCAACTGGGGGAGCTTTTCTGTGGCACTGGTTGCTCAGTTACTTTCGTCTCCGTCGTTGGAATCACCGGCGTGCTCTTGCTACGACGGCCGTACTTGGGTAGTTTCAACGCCTCATCCAGCGTCCAACCTTGTTTAAGTCGGCTGTGTACTAAGGTAGGTGATAGACCCGCAGCGCGAGCCAGTTTAGATATATTTCCTTTAGGCATGTTAGTCTCCTGTGTTGGCTTTACGACATTACTCGGTGGGCGATTGCGACGGCGGCCAGAGCGTTACGGTCGATGCCTAGCTCTTCGACGGCGGACGTCTGCTCCTGCTTCTTCTGACGCGGG